GTGTGAACCTCATCCGGGAGCTTCGCAATTACAAATGGAAGGAAGACAAGAACGGGAAGCAACTGAATGAACCCGTCGACAAATTCAACCACGCCATTGACGCGATGAGGTACGCGATCACATTCAACCAAACGAACCCGAACTTTGGATCTTATGCTATTGGGTAGAAAAAACTTTCATCCGTAAACCCCTGTAAACACAGCGATTCAGAAAAAAAGAACGAAATAAAGCAAAATAAATTTGGAGATAAAGAAAAGAATTGCGTATCTTTGAGACATCAAACGAAACAAAAACAAAGCAATCATGACTATCTCACTCAAGCACACAGTTAACGCCACTTCAGAAGTATTCACCCCATGTCAATTTACTGGTAAATTCTACAACGTGTCCGCACGTCGATTCAACCTCGTAAGGTTGGCAGAGACTGGAGAGTTCAATGCAGAGCAAATCAAGAGCCTGAGCAAGGTTGTAATGTTCTCAGAAGGCAAGGGGGATTGCTGGACGGCAATACTGGAGAGTAACTTGGGAGCCTCAAACAACTCAGCGAACTGGATGCATTGTGAAGACACGCTAATCCCACTTGCTCAAGAAATGGTTAACCGAGCATAAACAAAGTAAAACCGTGACACAACGACAACACATCCTCGACGATTTAACCTTAGCTTACAAGAGAGCGTTAAGGAACAAAGATTCAGCCAAAACGCTAAAAGCTCAATCTCATTGGATCGATTTACTTGAAGTAATAGCTACCGAATACAATAAAGTAATCGAAGAATAACAAGCCCCTCACGGGGCTTTTTTTTTGCCCTAACTTTCCGCACGTAAGGAAACCAAAGAAAACGAGTTATACATATGATGGAACTCAAACTCCCACACCGATGGTCTGACCTCTCACTCGGAGAACTCCAAGTCATGATGACCGCAGACAACCCCCTCGAGAAGATATCTATCTGCTCGGGGTACTCGGTGGAGAAACTGCGTGCGATGCCTCAGAAGCTAATAGAAGCCGCCTCAGCGCATCTTGACAATCTCCTCACTCAAGAGACCGCACGTCACGAGAAAGTCGTTGAGATGGACGGAAAACGCTTCGGCTTTATTCCGAACTGGGATGAGTTTACAGCGGGTGAATGGATCGACATGGAAAACCACCTCGAGGATTTTTGGGCAAACGCTCACAAGATTACCGCTCTCCTCTATCGAGAAGTGACCTACGAACTCGGAGACAAATACGAGATAAAGAAGTACACCGCCAAAGAAGACGCAAGCACCTTTGAAGAGATGCCCGCAGACCTGGTCTCGGGGATGCTGCTTTTTTTTTGGACTTCCAGAAATCAACTGCTTCACGATATGCAGTTCTCTTTACTGGAGGTGGCGGACAAAGCGATCCAGTCGGTGAAAAATGGGGATGGTATCATCTCCTCTACTCCCTCGCAGGGGAAGACGTTCTCAAAATGGACGCGATTACGGAACTCCCTGTTCAAGTCATCTTCCAACACCTCAGTTATCTAAAAGACAGAAGCGCAAATGATCACGTTTAATAACATCGTAGAAAGGTTTGAAGACTTCGCGACAAGTCACTTCTTCATAAAGTCATTCTCGTTCGGTTCTCCGGATGACGTAGACCTCGCAAAGTTTACCGAGTTCCCCCTCATGCATTTGGTGTATACAGGGGCAACCTATGACAGCGGGACGAAGACTTACAATATCGAGGTTTATATCCTTGACGTACCCGCAGACAAGAGCGACAAGGTAGAACGACAACGCGAGGTCGTATCCGATGCGGAGCAATGCGCGGAAGACATTATCGCAGATATCCGCATGGGTGGGAATATCTTCACCTTTGCTCAAGACTATGAAGTCGTAAACGCGACAACAACCCCACTCGAAGAAGAGACAAAGAACGTCCTCTCGGGTGTGCTCTTGGATTTGTCAGTTGCTATCCCTTACGAGTGGGACGCTTGCAATGCTCCCATCGATGGGGTAACTCCTGGAGGCGGTGACGAACCGTCATACGCTCGACGCGGGTTCTTGCGTATGTTGACGCTCGACGGGTCAACCGATGTCCTTAGCGTTCGCACGATCAAAGTAAACAACGGCACCTTGACGGATGACGGAGACGGGGTTGTAACTCTTGACACGGGAGGGATTGACACCCTTGACGATTTAACCGACGTTGATATAAATGACCCTGACCAAGGCGATGTCTTGTCGTATAACGCAGGTGTTCAGAAGTGGATGGTCAACGGTGGTCTTCAAGAGCTTCTCGCACGCTTTAGAGCGAGCGGAACAGGAGCGCAGATGTACGACACCCTAAACGATACAACGAAGGGATATGTCGACGTCCTAGCCAATAGCGCAAAGATGGCGGTCAACCTCTCAGGTCTGACAGTTACCGAAGCAAGTCCCGGTGTTATGTCGTTCACGGTTGCAGCGGGTACCGAAGGGAACGAGGTTGAGTTTGAGGCTTTGACTATCGAAGGAAGCGACGCTCTTTCTACGGTTGCAGAAATCAACTTCAAACAGGGGGCGTTAACGTACTGGGAGAACTCTACGGGCAAGATCTGGCTCCGTCCGTCAAATGTTGGCAATATCACTGTTCTTCTTCCAAGCTCAACAGGTACGCTTGCACTTACTACCGACATCCCGTCCGTTCCTGTCGACTCGGTAAACGGTCAAACGGGCGTTGTTGTATTGGATACGGGAGACATCGATGAGAACGGGAATCTCTACTTTACCGATGCACGGGTTGCAGCGAATGCGGCTGTCGCAGCTAATACGGCAAAGGTGGGTATTACTAGCCAACAAGCCGCAGACATAACCACCAACAATGCGAAGACAGGAATCACACCAACCCAAGCGGGAGAGATAACCGCGAACACGGCAAAAGTCGGAGTCATAGCGGGAGGAACATCGGGACAAGCTCTCGTGAAGGCAAGTGGCACGGATTACGATACAGAGTGGGCAGACATCGCAATTGACACCCAATACCACGATCGCTTTGCCACAGATGCAGAGACCTTCCGAAGCGGTGCAACAGATACGGTTGAGCTGTACTATACAGCCAAAGCGGACGGGGACGGACTCGCAGAAGATGCAGAGAGCGACACGCCAACAGCGGGCAAGGTTATCAAACGAAAGATTTACTATTCCGAGGCAGCGTTCGCAGATCCCGACACGGCTACATGGGTAGAGTTTACAACACTCGCTGACGATATTACATTTGCTAACGCAAAGGCGGCTCTTTTGGAGTATCTTAAAGCGAGGACGGGCGGCACTGTACCCATCTCTCTAAAACAAACATGGGAGGAGGTTACAGCCGCACCAGCGTTCACGGGGTTACTCAATGAGACGTATGGCAGCGGAGCGGAGGCAGCTTATAGCACGCGAAGGCTCAACGGGCTATACTCAGGCGATTGCATGACCATACGCAGAGCGTCAGACAGCACAACGCAAAGCATTGGATTCGTGGGGGAAGAAATCGATGAATCAGCTATCGAAACGTTTTGCAGTGGAACAAGCTGCACGGTTCAAGTTTGGCGAGACCAGTCAGGCAACGGGAACGATGCTACTGCGCCAAGCACCACAAACGAACCAACAATCTACACGGGCGGGCAGCTTGTAAAAGAGGGCGGAAGGTTGTCTTTAGAATTTAATACTTCTTGGTTGCTCAGTGCATCAGAAATAATGAACGCATACCCCTTAACCGCTTTTTCAATTGTGAAGTTTACAAGCGTATCGGGAGGCAGATGGTATCTTGACCAGTCAGGAACTTATGGGCCTGGTTTTAAAAATTCCTCAAGCGGAGACGGATTGCGAGTGTTCTATAATTACGGAAGCTATGGATTTTTGGACACAACTACCTCTGTCTTAAACAAACAAATTCTATCAACCGCTTCACTCGTATCGAGCAATCAAACGCTCTATGTTGATGGGGTCAGCGTGGCAACAGAAAGCACAGCATTCAGCGGGTCAGGTCTAAGCGGGGTCGATTTTGCAATTGGAACTGATACAAGCAACACGACAAGTCGAGCATTTACGGGAGAAATTCAAGAAATTGTTATTTACACATCCGACAAATCCAGCGACCGCACATCCATCGAAGAAAACGTTGGCGATTACTTCACACAAAACACGCCACTGCTCGACACGTATTCGGGTGCGGCTGCTGCGTATTCCTTGCGACGGCTTTCGAGTACATACACAGGTGACGCGGTAGAGGTTTACAACGGATCGAGCTACGCGGATATAGGGTTTAACGTATTCGGTGAATTGGATACGGTCGCACTGGCAGCGCATTGCGGTTCATCCGACGGGTTTGTTTCGAAATGGTACGACCAAGCAGGCTCAAACGACGCGACGCAAACCACGACTTCACAAATGCCAAAGATTTACGACGGAACAACTGGAGTAATAACGGAGAACGGAAAACCAGCGGTTTATTTCGATGGTGACCCGAATAGCTTACATAGTTCCTCAAGCATAAGCCACACAAACAGCACCATGCTTGTAGTTTGTTCTGTTGATAACGTGACTCACGGCACTTATGATCCAACTATTTTCAGAATCGGAGACGGTTCAACAAAGGAAAATGACCTTCGCTTTATGTATGGAACAAGCAACCGAAGCAACGTAATATTCAGAAGGGAGCAGAATGATGTAGTGAACTCATTGTCATATACGAACTCTAACATGATCAGTCAAAACCTTACGTTCAACGTGGTCAGCTCATCCAATTTACAAAGTTTCATGAATGGCAGCAGTCAAGGAACACAAGCGAACAGCCCAACGGCAATGACCAGCTCAAGCGTTGACATCGGAGCGGTAGTAGACTCCACCGCAAACGTTGAAATTCATGCCAAAATTCAAGAAGCAATTTTCTACACTGTTGACCAAGACAGCGCAGGAAACCGCACGAACATCGAGAGCAACATCAACACCTTCTATTCTATCTACTGATGAACGGCTACATAATCGTCCTACCAACGGACACGCAGACAAGCGAGCGCAGAGCGTACCAAATCACGCGCGAACTCTACAACATCTCCCGACCCGTTTTGATACAGGCGGAAGGCGAAGCGGCCTCGACCGTGTTCGGGATTATCGTACACCCTGACGGAGTACAGAACGCTTTGCAGGTTGATACGGATTGCCTCATCAACGTACACCCAGCGGCAAACCTTGAACGCCTCGTTGCTTGCTTTCCTGAGCTGTCAAACGATGAGCGGTATAGCCTCAGCAGTTACGTTCAAGTGAATCAGAAGTTCCCGTTCGGGCATATCGTCCCAAGCGATACAACGATTCGATCACAGGAATACATGGAAGAAAACGGCTGGTTCCCCGAAGACCCCGAACTATGAAAGCTATAAAAATACTCTTTCTCGTAGTCCTCGCAATCGTAGCCATTCCTGTTGGGATCGTTTACTCGTTTGGAGAGTCGCTCTTCTTTATTGCCTCAGATGTCCTCAGAAGCATTTGGAGAGCCACATACGACTTCTTTCGTGACGTGTCGATAATTGTATCGGTC